CACGACCAAACCATACCAAAACATTCGATATTATACCTTAACATCACAGTAAAGGCTATAAACAATCACAATGTCTTTGGTATACAGAAGTCCAACTCAGCTAGCAATCGCACAGTTTAGCCAAACCGAGCAAAACCTGATTGCAACGAAAGCGGTCCAGGGCTACAAGCACTACGAGGAAGACAATTTTGACAATTTTAACTTTGACATACCCTCATCGGTGGCCAAAGAGAAGTTGTTCAAGGCCGGCATCTACCTCAGCGCATACTCTGGAATCCCGCATTCGCATCCTATATGTAAAACATTAGAGAACTATATGTTATATAAAGTAGCTGTAAATTACTTAGATTCAAGCTTCTACATAGTTGGAGTAAAGAAAAATAAGTTTGAATTCCTCAAACAAAGAAGAGGCGAGCTAGGGGCAGCTATGCTCATCAACCGTTACATCACGAGCATGGACAAAACCAGATACTCCAACCAATTGGTCTCACAAGTAGCAGAGGCCCCTACAGTCAGCGGACGGAAATTCGGTAACTTCCACAATCTTACAGACTCCGTCTTCCCAAACCAGATACTCGTCAAGAATCGTGCGCTCTTCTTTCATGATGAGTTACATTACTGGAGTATCTCTGACCTCCGCAGCTTCCTGGATAAGGTTAGGCCTAGCAAGGTGCTTGCAACTATAGTGGTCCCACCAGAACTGCTGGTCGGTGCTAAAGAGTCGCTCAACCCTTGGTGCTACAAATTTGAGGTTCATGGTGATAAACTGTCATTTTTCCCGGACGGTGTACGTACTGAAGGCTACTACCAACCTGCCTCTGCAGACTGGCTTTTGAGAACTAATAAGATCTACTTGGATGACGGGGACTGCTATAATGTGGATCTTGTATGCTCCAAATTCTGTCACCACTTCATCGCCATCACACGTGGTGACCTTTTAGCACAATCCAGACGCGACTTTAGTGGTTTTGATGCCTTCACGCTCAAACATCTGAAGCCAATCATGATACATGACATCAATGTTTTTCCAATGAGCGCAAGTGACATCCTAAAGATATATAGGTACCTCAAGAGTCTTCAAAAACCCGATGTCCAATCAGCAATCGCTAAGCTCGGGCAACTCGTCCATGAACCGACCGGTATGCAAATCAAATTTATCAAAGAGTTCACCAAATTGGTGATTAACACCAAGGATGATGACAACATGATAGTCACAAGCAGGTGGAAATCATTGAAACTCAAGTTAAGTGGTCTACTTCCTTACGCCATAGAGGCACTCATCAGGGGCAAGCAAGAATTTTGCCTAGACAGTTTCATCAGCAATCTTGAAGAGCTAACTTTTGGGGTGGAATTGTCATCAGTCCATTCTAACGATTTCATATTCAAAGCCCAAAGCATGATCGAACTGGACCAAGAATGCCCCTATCGAGATTATGAAGCTAAAACCCTCGACAGCTTATTTGATGGCGCAGGAGAGAGGATAAAATTAACCATCTTCGGACCACCTGATCAGGATCTTAGAGAAGCCTGCATTGGCAGCACTGAGTCGATGGAGATGAATAGAAGGCAATGTGTTAAAATGATTGCAAATCAGATTTATAGAAACGATGTTGGCCCTGGCTTCAATTACCTCGGGTTTTATGATGCATTTAGCAAAGTTAGGAGCAGAGCTAATGGCGCATGCAGAGGCTACCTGTTGAAGCAAATAATGGACCGGAAAGGCCAAGGAGAGGTCTTAAAGATAATCAACAGCCTAATCATCCGGTTTAGAAAACCAAGATTTAGGGGATCCATCAAATGGTTTATAACACCTCGCAGAATGCGGGGTAACACGAAGTTCTTATGTGGCCCACCTGCCGGTCTGAACCCTGAAGCCAGTGAAGCGTACAAGAATGTCGTAAATGACATACTCCAGCTTGGGAAACCAGGTAAATTTGATCAAATAGTTTGGAAACATGCTAAGGAACAGTCCACCGTCCAAACGGATACAGGCATAACAGAGAAGATGAGCACACATGATGCGAATAGGGTAGGTGAATCTGAAGAGTTACACAAGCATGATACCACACCACAAATTCATGCGAATTGCCCCCCAAATCAAGGGCACACCCATCAACAGCACACCAGTAGAATCTCTGGCCCAATCAATGAGCTCGAAGCTCCAAGAATTGAAGCCCTTGTAAAAGACATCCAAGCGCATGAGCCAGAGGAATTCATCAAGGAGCTCTGCGACTACTTTCACTCAATGATAAGCGCGAACCCCAGAACGAAGAGCCAGGAGCACACAGTGACTTTCATACTTGACAGCGTGTCACTAATCGAGGTGAGTAGCCCAGGCGCACAGGACATTTACAATGAGCATATATCCAGATCTTTTTGCCCCATCTATGAACAACTAGAAGTTGAAGGCCAAGAGGTGCAACGTTTCTGCACCTTAACATTCACCCACAGAGCGGAGGTACCGAAAACAGGCGCGTTCATTATGTTCGACCTATATAACGACTTGGTTTTTGATAGAAGGTCCACCTCATCCACAAGTGAAGCCCCAGTTGAATTTGTCTGTGGGATTGAGGATGTCCAGAGAAAAGATGACTTCATTGAGGACTGGAAGGTCATTGAAATCATGGGTGATGGCAACTGCTTTTATAGCGGCATCGGGTACTTTCTTGGCTACACTGGTGAGAAGGTGAAGGAGATATTAAAGTTCAAAGCACTTGATTATAACATCTCAGATAACCTTCGTGTTCAAATTGAGACAGACACGTGGGCGGAGATTGAGGCCATTGATTTTGCTTGCGCAGTTTTTAAATTAAAGCTTTATATCCATTGCACATGCTTGAAGAACGACATGACTATAACTGCAGAGAATGCTGAAGTCTCCGCCAATCTGATCTATAATGGAGTCCATTATGACGCTTTAGTGCCAAAGAATGATTGCGCCCTTATAGCAATAGCCTCAGCGCTTAAAAGGGATGTTAGAGACGTCATCACTGTGATTAATAGGAAAGATGGTGGAGACCTTTATGAGAAAATGATTCTAGACAATGGTTTGGACCTGTTACTCCTCGAAAAATTTTTAAAGGTCTTTGGGATTAGGGCCACTGTCTACCATGGAGACACGGAGGAAGTGCTAAACGACCACGGAACAATAAGTGCCTTCTTTGAACTGACTGATGGACACATTGAGCACATCCAGGCAGGTATGCACCGTGGCCCCTCATCCTTGGCCCCAGACGTGTCAAGAGGCTTAAGCACAAGATCAGCAGCATTGCTAACCGCAAATAGCACACTTATTAATTATGAAGCAGACCTGGAGCGAGCATCTAGGCTCAACGACAGTATGCATGATGGCTACACTGGGGTCATATCTAGCGGTCTGTTTAACGACAGAAGCAAGTACAGTCTAGCTGGTAGACCACAGAAGATCAAACACTTTGTCAATGCTGTCGTTGGGACTTTTGGTGTTGGAAAGAGCCACCTCTTCAAGGAGCTGATTAAACTTAGCCCCAAGTCTTTTGTTACGTATGTTAGTCCTCGCAAGAACCTAGCAAGCCAATTCTTGAGCAAAGACGAAGACGAGGATATAATTGAAGGTGGTAAGGTCTGTATCCATACATTCGAAACATTTATATTGAAGACGAAGTTCATCAAAAACTACCAAATCATATTAGTTGATGAGCTTCAGCTCTATCCTCCTGGCTACCTGGACTTACTGATCTACAAGGTCAGCTCGAAGAAGGTGAAGCTCATAATCGGCGGTGACCCCCTACAAAGTGATTATGACAATGAAAAGGACAGGGGTATCTTTAGCGGGATTACATGCGACATGGATCGACTTCTCGAAGGTGCAGATTACAAGTACTTTACTGAGAGCCGTAGGTTCAAGAATCTGAATATGGTTGGGCGGCTACCCTGTACTATTAAGGACGCAAACTTACTTGCAGAGGAAGAACTGATAGTTGACAATTCAATCGATGACTACACAAAGACCAGTTCGAGATATAAGAAAGTCGTCATAGTCCCCTCTTTCAAGGAGAAGAAGTTAGTTGCTCATTATGTGGAAGACAATGCACAAATTATGACCTATGGTGAATCGACTGGGCTTAATTTTGAATATGGCACCGTATTGGTAACCGATGCAACAAGGCTAACTAATGAGCGGAGGGTAATCACCGCACTGTCAAGATTCTCTGCAAACTTGTGCATATTGAACCTCACAGGGGAAGGCTTTACGAATCTCTTGAACCAGAATGAGGGCCGCATCTTGTCGAAGTTCATTAAACGCATTTGCTCAAGAGATTATTTCAATGAGCGCCTACCTGGGCAGCCTACACTTCTTGACCATTTTGACTACACCATTGGGAAAAACCTTGGGGTGAAGGAAGAGAAGCTGGCTGGGGATCCTTGGTTGAAAGCAATGTTACATTATGACCAACAGATTGACATGCAGGAGGTGTACTCCGACACAACTGTCTCAGCAATGGACATTATGAAGACACATTTACCAAGAAGTAACATGGAGAACGTGAGGACGAATTTCCTTCACAAGCTCAAAGCCAAAGAGCATAGGGAACTGAGATTCAAGGACTTAGTCACCAACCAATTCACAGACCAATACCCGAAGAGCAGCGGGAAGATCCTCACAAATGCAGCAGAGCGTTTTGAATCCATATACCCGAGGCACAAAGGCGATGACACGGCCACATTTCTAATGGCGGTCAGAAAAAGACTCAAGTTCTCTAACTTCCAGCAAGAGTGCGGGAAGTTGAAGAGCGTTATGCTTTATGGAGACTACATGCTGAGGGAATTTTTGGATAAAATCCCATTGGACAATAGGATGGACCATGAATTAATGGAGGAGGCTGTCATTGATTTTGAAGAGAAGAAAACCAGCAAGAGCTCAGGCACAATTGAACACCATAACATAAGAAGCCAAAGAGACTGGCCAGTCGATCATGGTTTTGTTTTCATGAAGAACCAACTGTGCACAAAGTTTGAGAAGAGATTCGTTGATGCCAAAGCTGCGCAATCTATAGTCTGCTTTCAGCATGAGGCTTTGTGCAGGTTCGCACCGTACATGAGGTACATTGAAAAGAAGCTTAAACAGTGCTTGCCAAGTAGGTTTTACATCCATTCCGGGAAGAGCATAGACCAATTGCAAGAATGGGTTATCGACAACGACTTTTCAGGCATTTGCACGGAATCAGATTATGAGGCATTTGATGCTTCACAAGATCATTATACATTGGCTTTTGAAATATCACTCATGCGATATATGTGCATACCCGAGTCGGTTGTTCAGGACTACATTCACATCAAGACCCATCTCGGCTCCAAACTTGGTAACTTCTCAATAATGCGATTCTCCGGCGAGGCAAGCACCTTCCTGTTCAACACCATGAGTAATATGCTGTTCACATTTATGAAGTATGACATTCCTCACAACGTATCTATCTGCTTCGCTGGTGATGACATGTGCGCCAATCGACAACTCAATTTGTCCAACCTGCACGTGGATGTTCTTGACAAACTAAGGCTCAAGGCAAAAACAGATTTCGTGTCCACACCTACGTTCTGCGGGTGGTGCTTGACGCCAAACGGGATATACAAGAAGCCTCAATTGGTTTATGAGAGATTGTGCATCGCGATTGAAAAAGACAACTTACTCAAGTGTATTGACAATTATGCAATCGAGGTTTCCTACGCTTATCTGATGGGTGAGCTGGCGCACATGTACATGGGTCCCGAAGAGCTGGACAATCATTACCAATGTGTCCGGATAATTATCAGAAATAAACACCTTCTCAAATCCGGCATCCGATGTCTATTCGAAAATACTATTTAATTATTGTGCTTAGGTTGTAGCAGAATATTGATGGATTTTATACTTAAAAGATTAGTAGCTAAAGATTTTGTTAGGGTGTGTAATAAGTTTTCTGAAATAATCGTTGTTAACTGTGTCCCTGGTTTCGGGAAGACAACATTCATTAAGGAGTTGCTCGCTGAGAGGGAGGATTTTGAGGCATACACTTTTGGCGCCCCTTAATTGGCAAATCTTACAGGCAAGTATATAAAGAGTGCTTGTTTGTATAAGGAGCTTCACTGTGAGGGCAAGAAAGTAATTGTTGACGAGTACACTGAAGGGGACTTCAAGGAACTACACCCTGTACTCATTTTCGGTGACCCGCAACAGAGTGTACATCTACAGAGGATCGATTGCAATTTTATTGGGAAGTGCACAAAAAGGTTCGGAAAGAACATCGCAATCGGACTCACAGATTTAGGCTTTGAAATCTCGTCAAATTTTGAGGGAGGGGAGTTCGCGCACAAGAACTTATTTGAAGGGACCTTTAAAGGCCAAGTTATTGCTGTAGGAGCCGAAATATCCCAACTGCTGAAGGACCACTGTGCTGAGTTTAAAGAGGCAACTGAAGTTAGAGGGTCAACTTTTGAAACAGTTACTGTCTGTGCCATCACAGCTAAAGCTCAAGATAGGAAGACAACTTGTGAACTTTACGTCGCATTGACGAGAGCCACTAAGTCCCTCACTTTACTCTCTCTTGATGTCTCTCCGTCCACCACCTGATCATACCAAAGTTTTAATTGCAGCAATCGCCGGGTCAGCTTTAGCCTTCACTACTTTTCTTGCAACAAGGAACAACTTGCCACACGTTGGTGACAACATTCACAGTTTGCCTTACGGAGGAAAGTACAGAGACGGCACTAAGAGCATAGATTACTACAGCAACAGGAAAACGGTGAATTACTATTACTCACCAATTTTACTTCTATTGCTACTGATTGCCCTCATCCATCTATCTGAGTTCTTCTATAGGCGCCGAACTAGGATGTCATGCACTATTCAACGCTATTGCTCTGTGCACTCACAGCCTATGCACTAACTTGTTATGTCCTTTTCTTCAGAGGATCCATTGAGCAGGGTTGCACTATCATAATTACAGGTGAGTCATTCAAAGCAATCAACTGCCCTGTAGGGGACAATCTTATGCAGTACATAGGTAACATCAAACCATTGGAGCTTAATTGCCGAACTTAGGTTACGAGAGCCAAATTTGATTAACTTAGAACTCATCATTAAAGATGGCTGAGAAGAACGTGCAAGATCAAGCGAGAAGGGAAGAGGAGCTAAGGCGAAGACAAGGCGACGAGAGGCGTAAACCTGAGACTCAGCAAAAAGAAGCAACCGCGTCCCAAGGCGAGCAATTCAATGATGGTGAGGGTGAACTAGCGGGTAAGCTGCAAGAGAGGTTTGACAAACTTAAGCAGTTTATGATTGATGACCTTAAGAAAGATAGAATTCCAAATGCTGGGCTGGAGCTAGGGAGGCCGAAGCAGAAGTTCCTCGATGGGGCAGAGCCTGACTACACAAACATATTTGCCGGCCCCACTGTGGACACGATTCTGGAAATAGGGAAGACAAGAGAATCCAATGCAGTGGCGACAGGACAGAAGCTAACACAAATAGCTGCTGAACTTGAACTTAATGGGGTACCAACTGAGTATTTATCTCAGTGCATGTGGGACACAGCCTTTTACTGCGCTTCAGTCGGCTCATCACCTTACATGGATCCAGATGGTGTTTACTCTTGGGATAGCGGGGCCTTAATGCGGGACCAGATAGTCGCAATCATCAAGAAATACACAACCCTCAGAAAGTTCTGCCGCGCTTTTGCACCTGTTGTCTGGAATTGGCAGTTACTACATGAAACACCACCAACTGACTGGGCTAAGAAAGGCTTCTCTGAGAGCACCAAGTACGCTGCATTCGACTTCTTTGACTATGTTAAGTGCTTGGCCTCCATACAGCCAAAGAGCGGATTAATACGTGAGCCCACAAAAGAGGAATACATCGCGCACAAAACCCACTTCAAGATTGCCACGGACAGAGGGGCTAAGAATGACCGCTTTGCAAGCACCAGTGCAGAGGTGACTGGCGGGATGTTTGGATGCAATGTCAAGACAAAATTCCGAGATATCCCACCCTGCGATTAGAGTGATCATCATGGACGAAAGAGTGATTTCGACTAGGGCGAGCCCGAAAGGATCACAAAGCAAAATTACGTTATACTCATTGGTGGCAAGCGAGCTTGTAAACAATCACCTAATACCTAGGGACTGTGTTAAGATAATATTTAAACATTTACTATGTGATAAAAATAATTTAGGTGTCCCACATTATAGAGGAACATCTAAGAGTGCTATTAAGAGAAGAGCCAGAAGGTTTGGTGACTGTCATCATTGCGGAAAAACCGAGCATAATGGTTTATGCCGCTGGTCGAACACACAACATCAATATGACAAAACCGAGTACTTCAAGTTTGGGCTCAATTATAACAATTATAGGAAAAGTATTGTAATAAGTAATGATATTAGTAGAATAAAGTCTGACTTGAGCAGGCTTAATTTAGAATAAACCGCATTTCAAAGCGTTAACCTGTTCGCCTGCAGACCGTACGAATAGTCTGCTACAGTGGCCACAAAGTCTAATTAATAATAAATGGCACCTGTCAAAACAAACACTAGGTTTATCGCTAATTACC